CCGCCGTGCTGTGAATGATGCCTGGATGCTGGAAGACTGGGCGCCCAAGACGCTCTACGTCAGCCGGGCCGTCGAGAACCGTGACGACATCGTGAAGTGGGCGCGCTCGCAGGGCTTCACCGACATCGCCGAAGACCTGCATGTCACCATCACCTACAGCCGCACGCCGGTTGACTGGATGGCCATGGGCGAAAGCTGGCGCGGCAAGCTGGAGATCGAGCCGGGCGGCCCGCGTCTGGTCGAGGCGCTTGGCCCTGATGGCAAATACAAGGCCCTGCTGTTCACCGCCTATGAGTTGGCCAGCCGCAATGCCGAGATGCGCGAAAAGGGCGCGTCGTTCGACTGGCCCGAGTATCAGCCCCACATTTCCATTCAGGTCGGCGGCGACATCGATCTGGCCACGGTGAAACCCTACACCGGTAAGATCGTGCTGGGGCCAGAAATCTTTGAGGAAATCCGCAGCGGAGGCGAATAGTGCCATATTCCCTCCCCCGCATGGCCCGCCAAGCAGGCAAAAGGCGGGATATCACCCTGCGCCCCATCATCCCGACCCAAGCCGCCGCAACGGATCTCGCCGCGATCTACGCTCCAGCCTGGCAGATATGGGCCGACAACATCGACCGCATCCTTGCCGGCTATGATCCGCAGCCGCTGCCAACCGCTGACACGCTGACGATCGACACGGTGGACCAGGTGCAGGCCGCCATCAGCAGCGTAGCGCAGGAGTTCCTGACGGTCCTCACCGCACGGATCGCGCCCGGGCTGCGTAATTTCGCGGTCAGGGCCGAAAGGGTGCATAGGAGTAAATTCGCCGCGTCGGTGAAAGCGGGCGTAGGCATCGATGTAGACATGTTGATGTCGGCGCAGGATGTCGAAGAGACGCTGGGCACGTTTCTCGCGAGGAACGCCGCGCTTGTCCGCAATGTCAGTGACCAGGCGCAGGCGAGAATTTCTGATGCTGTTTTTCGGGGGTATCAGAACAGAACGCCTATCCGAGACGTGGCGAAAGAGATACGATCTGCGACAGGAATGGGGCGAACGCGAGCGGCCGGCATAGCCTCCGATCAAGTGTCGAAACTCTCAGGTGCCCTTGATACCGAGAGGATGGCCAATGCTGGAATCAGCTTATGGAAATACCGTCATTCCGGGAAGCTGCATCCGCGATCGACCCACAAGGCGAGGGACGGCCGCATCTACACGCTAAACGGAAACCGGCAAGTGAACGCTGATGGTTCCAAAATGTCTGGCGGGGATGTGATCGAGCCAGGGGACGAACCGAGTTCACCACCTTGGTGCGGGTGCAGGAAACAGAGCTATATTCCCCTGTTTTCAGAGATCGAATAGCTAGGCTTTCTGGGGATTCGTGCTATCATCGTCGGGCCGGAATGGGAGTGGAGTCCCAGACCAGCCCTAACCAAATGATCGTGGAGGATCACATGGCTGATGCCGTCAATATACTCAGAATCCGCTCTTGCGAAGCGTGTGGCGCGGAATATTCCATCAACCCTCGATATTCGGCAGCGCAGATTGCGCGGTCTAGGTTCTGTTCCCGCAAATGCTCTAACGTTTCACGCCCTGAGCGCCAGCCAATGCCAATCGAGCAATATCTGAAAGGGAACACTCGTTTCGGGATGTTCACCTTTGTAAGCGAGGGTGAGCCGATCGTAGGAAAGTATCATCCGATCCGGCGCGCCAAGGTGCGGTGCGATTGTGGTAATATTCGGCACGTGCAGCCCGCCCACCTACTGAACGGCAAGCATAACAGTTGTGGCTGCACCAATGGTGAGATCAGTAGGCAGAGATTCACGACGCACGGCGCATCCGGCACTCCAGAGTATTCCAGTTGGAAGGCAATGATCGACCGTTGCCATAACCCGAAGTCTACCAACTTCCAACGATATGGCGCGCGAGGAATCAATGTGTGCCAGCAATGGCATGGCGCAGATGGGTTTGCGCAGTTCGTAAAGGACATGGGGCCGCGACCGATCGGCACGACGCTCGATCGCATACGTGGCAATGAGGGTTACTCACCTGACAATTGTCGATGGGCGACGCGGAAGCAGCAGCAGACCAATCTGTCATCGAATGTCATGCTGACATACGACGGCAAAACAATGACGCAGAAGGATTGGGCCATACATCTCGGGATGAGCGGAAATGCCATTTCTGAGAGAATTCGGAAGGGCTGGAGTGTCGAGGAAGCACTGACCGCCCCACCCCGAGGTAAACCCTCCCGTCCGTAGAGCCAATCCAAGACCATGCGGCAGACAAGCCCCATGGTGCTATTCTCCGACGCCCTGACCCTTGACGCGCCCCGCCGGACTTCTGACGGCTACATGGCTGTGCGGGCGAAAGCGGCCAGGACTGGAACCTACGCCTACCTTGGCAGCGAAATCGACCCCGACAACAAGCATGGCCTGCGCGATGCGGGCATGGTCAACGTTCTACGCGATGCCGATGCCGTTTTCGACCCGCTGTCTGCCCACAGCTTCATCGGGAAGCCTATCACCGACAATCACCCGACCGTAGCGGTAAACGCCAAGAATTGGCGCGATCACGCGCGCGGGACGGTGATGGGGGCGAAGTGGGAGGAAGGCGGTTATCTCGCCTTCGACCTGATGCTGACGGATGCCGACACCATCGATGCAGTGAACGCTGGCAAGCGCGAGTTGTCGAACGGCTATGCGGCGGAGCTGCAATTCGGCGATTTCGATGGCCCCGGCGGCGTCAAATGCGTGGCCAAGCAGATCGCCATCAAGGGAAATCACGTAGCGATAGTGGACCGGGGCCGCGCTGGCCCGTCCTGCGCGATCCGCGATGCTGCAACGTGCGAGTCAGTCCCGCTGTCGTCCCTTTCCGACAGCGTGGAAGGCGCGACCACATGGCTGAAGAAAGCCATCGCGCTGCACAAGAAGCACATGGACGGCACCGCGCCCACAACCGGCGCGGCTGGCGAGAAAAGCCAGATGTTGATGATGACGCAGATGGAAAAGGCGCTTGCCGAGCTTGAGCCCGGCTCAGGCGGCAAGACCATGAAGATGGACCATTTCAATGACGGAGTACTGCCCGTGAAGACCATGTTGATCGACGGGCTGACCGTCGATGTGTCCAATGCCGATACGGCAGAGGCCACGATCAAGACCCTCATCACTGCCCGCGACGCGGCAAGCGACAAGGTCGCGAAGCTGGAAACGCAGGTAGCCACCCTCACCACCGACAAGGCGACGCTCGAAGGCAAGGTCAAGGAACTGACCGACGCCAAGCCGACGCCTGCCCAGCTGCGCGACGCCGCCAAGGCCTATGCCGCAGTGGTCGATAAGGCCAAAGCGCTGGGCGTCACCGTCACCGATGCGATGGATGAGCAGGCAATCATCAAGGCCGCCGTTCTAAAGCACCTGGGCGATGCTGCCGCCAGCGCCGAGGGTTGGACCGATGCGCAGTTCGCTTCGTCTTTCGCGATGCTGAAGGACGCCGCGTCGGATGATCCGCTGCGTCGCGCTCTGGCTGATGGCGTTCGCACGCCGGTTAGCGATTCGGCGACCGTTTCCACCATCCGCGCCGCGCGCTACGCATAAGGAGGGCTGATTATGGCTGTTCTTCAGAGTTCCTACACGGAAAACGTCGCCAAGGGCTCCCCTGGCATGATCGCCAATGGCGAAACCTCCAACCGCATCAGCCGCACCTGTGAAAGTGCCGGTGGGATCGCATTCGGCGCTCCGGTCTATCGCGGTTCCGGCGACCATGGATGCACCGGCACGGTCGGCACGCTGGCAACCTTCTATGGCTTTGCCGTTGCCACTACCGCCTTGGGCGCACTGCCCGGCGCCGACGCAGACGAATATCAGCAGTATGACAACGTGACGATCATCACGAGCGGCGCGGTCTATGTCACTGTCACCGGGTCCGTCACCGATGGCGCTGCCATTACGATCGGCACCGGCGGCGGCGCTGCTGATGGCATTGGCGCAACCGCTGCGGATGCCACGCATATCGCGACCGGCTGGGTCGCGGACGAAACCGTGACGAACGGCCTCTGCCGTATCGTGAAGCGCTAAGGGGGGTTATCATGAACGCCATTTCCAATTTCTTCGACGCAGCCTCCGGGCGCATCACTGACCCGGTCATGTTCATGGCGGCCGACGCGGCGATCAAGAAGCAGGTCATCGGCCTGTGGGCTGCTGACAACGCCCGTCACGCCGCCAGCTTCGCCGACAAGGCCGATGCGTTTTTCTCGGACGCGCAGGTTGGTTACGCCTTCCTGACCCCGCAGCTGCATCGCATCGAAACCGAAGTCTACATGACGAAGTATCCCAGCTTCGACATCACGCGCTTCATGCCGGTCGATAGCACAGGCGATATGTGGGACGTGGGCACCGTGGTCTATTCGATGGATCAGGCAGGCCAGGCGCAGTTCATGGCCGGAGGGGCGTTCGATATGCCCTATGCGTCGACCAACATGGCGCAGAATACCCGCAACTTCCACCTGGCCGCGATCGGCTATGAATGGAACACGCAGGAACTCCAACGCGCTGCCAAACTCGGCCGCTCGCTGTCTTCGGACAAGGCGATGGCCGCCGGCCTCGCCGCTGATCGGTTCATCTATGGCATCGCCATGACCGGCCTGACGCCGAAGGGCGACAACGAAAAGGGCTGGACCGGCTTCGTCAACAACGCGAGCGTCGTCAGTGCGCAGGTCGCGGCGGATGGCACCGGTTCGTCCCGCCTGTGGAGCGCGAAGACCGCCGACCAGATCCTGCGCGACATCAATGCAGCGATCACCGCGGTCGAAACGGGTTCGGGCGAAACAATGGTCGCTGATACGCTGGTTCTGCCGACCAGCGCCTATAACTACATCGCCACCACTCGCGTGGGTGACAGCGGGTCGACCATCCTGGCTTTCCTCCAGGCCAACAATTCGGCTGGCGAATCGCTGACGATCCTCAAGTCGCGTGCGCTCGAAACGGCGGGCACCGGCGGCACCACCCGCATGGTGGCCTATGCGCGCAATTCGCAGGTTCTCAAGTTC